AATACCAGGTTGCCATTCCCAACCCTCTACTTCATGTCCTTGGGATTGCAGGTATAATGCAATATTTGATCCTATAAACCCTTTGTGTCCCGTTACTAATATTTTCATTTGCTTGCCTCTATAATTTCTGTAGTGCTGTAGCCTTCAACAGTAGGTACAATATGCACATCGGCTAAATCATGTCCTACTACTGTTTCTACTGTATAATCGCCGCCCTTAACTATTACATGCGGCTTAATTTTTTTAATTAATTCGTATGGGGTATCTTCATCAAATACAACTACTTGATCCACCCACGGTAAAATCTCTAGCTGACTAATACGCTTCATTTGATTATTAATCGGACGGCTATTGCCTTTAAGTCGTTTTACACTAGAATCACTATTAATACCTACAATTAATTTAGCACCGAGAGATTTAGCTTCTTTTAAGAGCTCAAAATGACCCTTGTGCAGTATGTCAAACACTCCGTTGGTAAAGACTAGCCTTTCTTCTAAATCATGCTGTTGTAGCGTGTATGTGCCTACGTGCTTGACGCTTTCTGTAGAACCTTTAACAGCAAGTTCAATTGCATGTTTGTAATCATAATCTTTTGTTAACCCATATACAAATGCAGCTAAGAAGCAGTCTCCTGCTCCCGTTACATCTGACACTTCAACTGGTTCCACTTCTATTTCAAATACTTCATTGTCGATTTTAGCAACAACACTTTTATCTGCTCTAGTTGTAATAATATTACCTTGCCAGTTGATAAAGTATTGTTGAAATTCTTTTTCGTTGGGCTTTACTAGCCAAGCACCTGCATAGTGACTAGAGTGTTCTTTAGGATCTACAATAACACGACAACCATAGGTATTGATATGTTTAATGATTTCGATACTTTCGTCTAGTGTGCCTTTATTGTAGTCACTTAGGATAACATAATCGTATGCATCAAAGTCTTGTGATAAGACGTATGTAAGAAACGCATTACCATCTGCAATGTAATCATCGTCGATACGTGTTATGTAATGTCCGTCACATATTACTCTAGTCTTTACACTAGCTTTATCAAAGAAGTCAATTAGTTTGACATCTACACCTAAACTTTTAAGATTTTCGTAAACAAGTCCAGCACCACCTACAGTCTCGACTTCACGTTGATATGTTACAACAGGCACCGGCGCTTCTGGGCTAATGCGTGTGCTTGTACCGTAGATATATTTGTCGACAATAATGTCGCCGAGAACTAAAACTTTCATGCTTTTATTATACACTAATTTAAATTATTTGTCAAGTAAATCTGCCATACTAAAAACAGTTTCTAGTTTTGCTCGATTTATTTTGCTTTGCAGTGTATTGCGTAAACCTTTATGTAGTGGTTTAGGCCAATTATCGTAACTAGCCCAAGAATACCCGCTATGTTCGTTGTTTAAATTAGGAATAAATTCTTTTTTTATTACACACAAATATGTATGAAATTGAAAATGTTGGTCTGTGCTAATAAAACTTTCTAAAGGTATTGTTTTTTCGATTTTTGGCAATATGCCAATTTCTTCTTCTATTTCTCGTTGAAGACCTTCCCAGGGAGTTTCTGCTCCTTCATTAGTCCCACCAACAAGTCCCCATACGTTTGATCGCTTACTGTTGTTTCTATATAAGAATAAAAATCGATTAGTTGTTAATGTATAAAATAGCGCACCACTACAAATGATATTGTTCATATAAATAATTATCCATACAGGTTAATTCGCCATGTTCCTACTGGATATTCGCCATCTACACTTAACAACCACTCGCCTTCTGAAAATCTATATTGTACACTAGTATTAAGATTTGTAGTATATGTAACTGATGTTGCGGAACTTGCATCAAAAACAACATTCCATTTGTTGCCATCCCACTCAATAATATCATTTGCACTTGCTATAATACCAGTGCCATCAGTGTTCTGCCATGCTACAGGAGATTCTGTAGCAGTTGCATCGCCTACATCATTTAATAGTAATAAACGTATTCCTGCTACTTTTATATTACTAGGATTAAAATTAGTAGGATCTATAATATAATCTATGCTTGTACGACCGTCAATTACAGTATCTTGTGGGAAGCTATCACTATCCCAATTAACATTTATTACATTGTCGTCAAACGGATTTAAACTAATTGTTCCTGTTATAGTATTATTATTATTGTTTGCATTTGTTAAATGAATTTTACTTACGTCAGCTAGATAGTTACCGGGCATAGCTTCAAATATACTATTCCAGTTAATACCCCCGACAATGCCGCGGTTGATAAGTTTAGCTGATTGACCTTCAATATATAATCCATATGTGTTATAATTAGCATTAGCCATTTTATCAGTTAATTCTGTTACTGCTTTCTGTCCAAAGTTATTGGTTTCTGCTCCGGGTTTGGGATAATCGTCGTATTGGTTTATTTCAGGAGTACTCACTCCTTGTTCAATAGTTCCTCGAGTTTCGTCAAACATGCTAGTAATTACATTTGTAATTACACCCATCTTTTTAACTTTAGACGGCGGACTAATATATATAGGAACACTAAATGTTAATGTAGCAATATCAATTTCGCTGTCGATACCGACTGGGACAGATCTATTAGTAAATTGAACGTTTTCCAAATTAACAACAGTAATACTAGTCCAGTCAATAAAATTATCTGTAGTTTGTATTTCTAAACTTGGATTAAATAATACTAATAATTGTTCCAGCAATTGTAATTTTTGGTCAGTATTAGATGTCCAAATATCAACATTGGCCCGCATCATGTAAGGCGTAGGTATTAATCTTTCAACTGTATAGTTTGCACCTTGAGAGTTTAAATATTCGTTATTATTGTCGTCGTATGCTCTTTCTCTAACATTAACTGATCTAGTATAGCTTGCATCAGTTAATCTGTCTTTATCTAATTCAAGAGCTGTAATATATACAGACATTCTAGGAGCACTAGGTAATTTATTTTCACTGTTTTCTCTAATAATATTAGCTACTTGGCGAGTTAAATCACCGTACATTACAGGAACGATAGTTTCCTTATCTTTACCATCTCTTACTGGAAAATTACTAACTATTCTCATTAGTTGTGTAATGTAACGTCTTACTTGACCATCATAAAAATGTTGCATTAATTATCCGCCTTTGGCCTTAATGCTTTAGAAAGACTTTGTCTTTCAGGCACTTCTTGACCGTTAATATTATTTGTAGAAGTATTATTAATAAAACTAGACTTTTGTGTAACACGGTCTAACGTATTACTTAGTGTCATGCGTACATCATCTTGTACTTTAGTCCAGCGGGTACCGTCATACATAAACATACGATTAGGTAAAAAATCTGTACGATTAAAGTAATCACCTTTTTCGGGATTGCTAGGAAATTGTATTCCAAAACCGTATGGTGCATTGTTTGGCGTGTCGCCATCGCCGTAATTTAAAAGATATCCGCTGTATCCTTCTCGAGCAGGTCTATCAACAATCTCATCAGCACTTGTTGAAATATTACTTGCGTCTAAATCGGTTTCGTCTGCTGTTTGTAATGCAATACTACCGTCGTCATTTGTAGCAACTGTATAATAATGGCTAGTGTCGTATCCGCTTTTAGGAGCATCTGCTTCTGCTTGTGCAACTACAGCATTTGAAATTTGCATTTCTTTTTCATAAGTTGAAAGCAAATCACGAAGTGTATTATTACTACCTTCTTCTGCAGGTAAATCGAGTATTTCTGCATATTCTTGCCCGTCGTATATTTGCTTTAGTTTTAAACGATATAAATGTGGATACCAAGTTTGACTAAACCCTTCTGCTGCACGATTTACATCTTCTACAACATAGAATCGTTTCAAAGCAACATTATAATCATTAAGGGCATATTCATCTTTTAAATGGGGAAGTTCGATAACATCGCCGCTCATAATTTTTCTACCTAATGCTTTAACACTACTTCTAATGTGAATAGTTAACATTAATGTGTCGTTGCTTAGAAATAGTCCAAATTGTGATAAGTCAAAGTCAATATCTTGTACATTATAAATACCACGCATACTATAAACATCAGGATCATATTTTCTGTCTCTGTTTTCTAGAAATAATAGATCTTGTATGTTAGTTTCTTTTACAGCATCATATGTAGGCTGAACAGCAGTTCCTTCTCCTTCGACGGTATTTTCAGGACCTAAGTACTTATGGATATTAATATCTGTGCCGCCGACTTGAAACATTTCTTCAATTTGGCGATCTAGAAATTCGTAATCGTTTCCACGTTCCGGTTTATATAATGATAAGCGGGGGATAGCTCTTCTCCTATTGTTATACATATTTATCGTTAAGATAAATACTATTGGAGACTTTCATATGACACTGGCAACACAAAAACAAGAAATATATGATTATGTTAACACCTTTCTAGGTGGCGGAATGGTCGATGTTGAACTTGATCCTATACATTATCAAACTGCACTAACTAAAGCATTAACTCGTTATAGACAGCGTAGTGACCATAGTGTTGAAGAAAGCTACTTGTTTATGCCTACTGTAGTTGATCAAAATGAATATGTATTGCCAAACGAAGTTATGGAAGTGCGCCAGATTTTTCGTAGAAGTGTTGGTTCACGCACAGGAGGCGGCGACGGCGGAACTGTATTTGAGCCGTTTAATATGGCATATACAAATTCGTACTTGTTAGCAAGTTCAAATATGGGTGGTATTGCAACATACGATATGTTTAGTCAGTACCAAGAATTAGTAGGCAGAATGTTTGGTAGCTTTATTGAATTTAAATGGAGTTCAACTAGTAAAAAACTAACATTATTACAAAGACCTAGAGCTGAAGAAACATTAATGTTATACGCATATAACTACCGTCCAGATAGCGAGCTATTAAGCGATTATATGGCAGTACAGTGGATCAAAGATTACACCCTTGCAGCCTGTAAATATATGCTCGGCGAAGCACGAAGCAAGTTTGCTACTATTGCTGGTCCACAAGGTGGGTCAACTCTTAATGGCGATAGTTTAAAAGCAGAAGCACAAGCTGAAATGGAAAAATTAGAAGCCGAAGTATCAATGGCTGTAGCAGGCGGCACAGGATACGGATTTTTAATTGGCTAATAAAAGATTATTTTTAAATGTTTCGTCTGCACTAGAAATACCAGGCGCAACTTTCCCAAAACAACATACTGCTTATAAATCTTTAGTATCACAATTACCTAATTCACCTCGAATTTTAGAAATTGGTTGCGGCTACGGAAGAAGTACTTGGGCCTGGTTAGATGTACTTCCTAAAAATACTTCGTATTATGTTCTTGATAATTTTAAGTTACAATACCACACTTTCAGAAGATGGTCTGGTAGCTTTGCTAAAAGGGCAATTAAATTAAAAATGTCGCAACGAGAAATATTTGATACTGTTATTAAAAGACATCCCAATGAATCTATTATTAAGCAAGTATGGCATATGGAAGGTAGAGATTGGATTCAAAGTGAATATTTTACTAACGAATGGGATTTAGTATATATTGACGACGACCACACGTATTATACTGTAAAAACTTGGTTAAAAAATTTTAATAAAGTATCAATTGTATGCGGCGACGACTATTGTAGTGATTGGGAAGGTGTAATGAACGCTGTAGATGAATATAGTATTAGTAATTTGTGTACTAAAGAAATTATGCCTGGAAATTTCTTTGTTATAAAAAATACTTGACAACTTAATAGGCTAAAACCACCCCAAGTTTACGCTAACAAATTGATATGCTGTAAATACAATATAACAAAGGAGTTACTATTGTGTGCAGTCCATTTGTAAGAAAAGAAGCCAACAGACTTTTTTGGTTAGTTAAAGGTCACCTAATCCCCCAATCAGAGCCAGACAATATTGTTGAAGGTTACTATGAAAGTTATTTCAAACGTTTGTGGAATGATGAATCTCAGTGTTTAAGCGAGTACGAACATGGGTTCGAACAAGCATGGGCAGAACGAGAAGCAGAAGAAATAAATCGAGTTGCTGTATTAGGGTACGATTAAGGTTGACAAACTAAACTAAGATGCTATAATATATAGATACGTTGGAGATTTATATATGAAACCTAAGTTATTAGTAATTGGTCACGGTAGACACGGCAAAGATACTGTCTGCGAAATTTTAGAAAAGAACTATAATTATAGTTTTGAATCTAGCAGCCGCTTTTGTTCAAAACTCTTTATATATGATATGCTCAAAGACAAATATGGTTATGCTAACGAAGATGAGTGCTATGATGACAGACACAATCATCGAGCAGAATGGTATAATGCTATCTGTGACTATAACTCCAAAGATGCTGCTACACTAGGTAGAGAAATTTTCAAAGCACATGATATCTATTGCGGACTGCGAAACAAACGAGAGTTCTTTGCTATGAAAAATACTGGTGTATTTGATTATGCTATTTGGGTAGATCGTTTAGATCATTTGCCTCCTGAATCAAAAGATAGTATGAGCCTAGAACATTGGATGGCTGATTATACTATTGATAATAATGGTACATTAGACGATCTAATGTTTAACACTTATCAACTAATTGAACATTTAAAAGTCTGGCGTTAAGTCGCCTTGCTTCCATCGGATACCTTCTTTTTGTGTTATACGCTGACAGTTAGCACAAATAGTTTTTAAATTATTTGGCCTACAATTATTTAAATCTCCATCTATATGAAACACATTAAACTGTTCAAAATGTTTACTTGAAAAATTACATTTTTCACAAATATTTTTTTTCTCATATCCTCGCTGTTTCCATTTAGGAATTCCGTGCCCTTCTCCATTGCGTAAGCAAGTTTCGCATAGTTTACGATAATAAGTTTTATTATTCTTTTTGTAATTAATAGCAGCAGGACGCTGTCCACATGTGCATAACGGTCTCATATTGTATTTATCTCACCTTTTCGGTACCTTTTTTGCCTAGCTTTATGGTACATTTTTACATGTATCTAATAAATACATGTAATAAAGTCCAACTAGGAGAAACAAAATGGCATTATCATCACCAGGTGTAGAAGTTAGTGTAATTGATGAGAGTTTTTACACTCCGTCAGCTGCCGGAACTGTACCAATGATCTTTGTTGCTTCTGCAAGTAACAAGACCGCAGCAAGCGGTTCTGGAACAGCAGCAGGAACACTTAAAGCAAACGCAGGAAAACCTTACTTAATTACTAGTCAAAGAGAACTAGGCGAAACATTCGGCGATCCACTATTTTATTCCGACGCAAACGGCAATATGATTCACGGTGGCGAACTTAACGAATACGGTCTACAAACTGCATATTCTTTACTAGGCGTATCAAACCGCGTTTATGTATGTAGAGCAGATTTAGATCTTGATAAATTACAAGCAACAGCAACAGCACCGGGCGGCGAACCAGCTAACAATTCTTATTGGTTTGATACTGATGCTACTAAATGGGGCATCTTAGAGTGGAATGGCGCAGCAGCTACAGTAACTGGCGGCCAAAGTTTTTCTTCTGTAACTCCAACTGTTATTACTGAACTATCACAAGTAACAGGTAACCTAGCAGCACCAGGAGCACCGAAAGCTTCAGTTGGCGCAATTGGCGATTATGCTGTTGTAGCAATTAGTACTTTAAACACACTATATAAAAAGAATAATAGTGGTAGTTGGGTAGTAGTTGGATCAGATGATTGGCAGGCAGCTAACGCAACAGTTAGAGGAACAAAAAATGTTGCACTAACTAACGGAGATACAATTACATTAGACGGATCGGCACCGATTGATGTAAACGGCACTGATATTGCAGCTATGGCTGCTGCAATTAACTCTGCTGCTGTATCAGGAGTTACGGCTGCTGTAGTTAACCAGGCTTTAGAAATTTACTCTTCAAATGATACATTAGTTGTTGCTACTGGCACAGGAACATTATTAGCAGATATGGGAATTGCTGCTGGAACATATAATACACCAAAGTTAGTAACAGGCCCACATACAAGTGTTCCACAATGGAAAGGTACTGCATCAGTAGACGCTGCCGCCCGCCCAACTGGATCTATTTGGTTAAAAACAACTTCACCAAATGGCGGCGCAGACTTTGCTGTTAAATCTTATAGCACAGACACGCAGTTATGGTCTAGTGTAACAGCACCAGTATATTCTACTAGTGCTCAAGCAATTTATGGTTTAGATAAAACCGGCGGAACTGCATTAGCAATTGGAGATTTATATGTACATGTAAATGTAAATGAAGATGCCCAAGAACTTGCTACATGGAAGGTTATGCGTCGAGCATTTGCTGGCGCAACATCTATTACTACTCCAAAAATTACATCTAGTAGTTTTGCAGCAGGAAGCATTTCGTTTACAGTAGATGAAACATTAAAAAACACTACATCGTATACAGGTTCTCCTAAAACAGTAACATTTACTGCTACAGGCGCCGCAGGCGATGCAGATCTATTTGCAGGAGCAATTAACAGTGCAGGACTGGTTAATGTTACTGCAAGTGTTGATGCTACTAATAATAAAGTTGTAATTACTCATAAATTAGGTGGCGACATTAAATTTGTTGATACTAGCGATCAGCTAACAGACGCTGGCTTAGTAGTAGCATCTGTTCCTAACTTATACTATGCACCTGGTACAGACGGAAGTTCTAGTCCTAAAAATCTAGAAGCAAGTAACTGGAAAGTATTAACATATACCCCAGGTAGTAATGCTCCTTTATCACTAACAGCAGATGGAGAACTATGGTATAGTTCAAAAATTGACGAAGTTGATATTTTAGTTCATGACGGCAACGATTGGGTAGGTTATAATACTGCTACAGCTTATCCAAACGCAAACGCAACAGGTCCAATGGTTTCAGCAACAGAACCAGTAACACAAGATGATTTATCACCACTTGTTGACGGTGATCTTTGGATATCAACAGCAGATTTAGAAAATTATCCAAATGTTTATCGTTATAACCTTGCACTTACAAAATGGGTGTTAATTGATAGTACAGACCAAACTACAGAAAATGGCATTTTATTTGCAGATGTACGTTTAGGTAAAGACGGTGGAAGTACAACAGTTGCACCAACTGGTACTATTGCAGAACTGATAGCATCTAATTATAAAGATCCAGATGCACCAGATCCTGCACTTTATCCAACTGGTATGTTACTATGGAACTTACGTAGAAGTGGCTTTAATGTTAAGAAATTTGTGCGTAATAATGTTGATATTACAGTAGACAATGCTAGATTTAAAGTCGATACTAATGGCGACTATGACAATGCAGGTGATGCACAAGATACTAGTACATACTATCCGCATACTTGGGTTACAGACTCGAGTAATAATGTAGATGGATCAGGTAGTTTTGGCCGCCATGCACAACGTAAAAGTGTAGTTCAAGCATTACAAGCTATGGTTAATGGCAACACAGACATTCGTGATGAAGAAAGTCGTCAGTTTAACTTAATAGCAACACCAGGTTATCCAGAATTAATTGGCGAAATGATTACACTAAATTATGATCGTCGCTTAACTGGGTTTGTAGTAGGTGATACTCCTGCAAGACTAACACCGGATGCAACTTCATTAAACGAATGGGCATCTAATGTTAAATTAGCAGCAGAAGACAATGATAACGGCGCAGTAAGCAGAGACGAATATATGTCAATGTTCTATCCATGGGGCTTTAGTAGTGACAATGCTGGCAACAATGTTGTTGTTCCACCAAGTCATATGGCATTGCGCACATTAATATTAAATGACCAAGTTGCGTTCCCCTGGTTTGCACCAGCTGGTACAAGACGAGGCGGTGTTAGTAATGCGTCAGCAAGTGGATACATTACTTCGGAAGGCGAATTCCAAAGTGTTGCATTAAACACTGGTCAACGTGATACACTATATTCAAATAATATTAATCCAATTACGTTTATTAGTGGCGCAGGACTTGTAGTATTTGGACAGAAGACTCGTGCAAGAAATGCAAGTGCATTGGATAGAATTAATGTAGCACGTTTGGTTGTTTACATGCGCGGTCAACTAGAATTATTAGCAAGACCGTATTTGTTTGAGCCAAATGATAAGATTACACGTGATCAAATTAAAGCAGCAGCAGATGCATTCTGCTTAGAACTAGTAAGTTTACGAGGTCTTTATGATTACTTAGTTGTGTGTGACGAATCAAATAATACACCGGCTAGAATTGATCGGAACGAACTATACTTAGACATAGCTATTGAGCCTGTGAAAGCAATTGAATTTATTTATATTCCATTGCGTATTAAGAACACTGGTGAAATTGCAGCACTAGGTTAAACTAAAAAACGGCTCCTCAGAAATGGGGAGCCAAATAGATAAATACTTGTAACGTATTAGGAGAATAGAATGCCAATTACAACACTACAGAACATTTCAATCCCTACAGAGGGAGCAGGTTCTAACAGTTCGCTATTAATGCCAAAACTACAATACCGCTTTAGGGTGCTACTTGACGGATTTGGCACAACTGGAGGTCCAGATGGCGTAAGAGAAATATCAAGACAGGTAGTAGACGTAACTCGTCCAAACCTAAGTTTTGAACAAATTACCATTGATGCTTATAACAGTCGTTCGTACTTAGCTGGTAAGCACACATGGGAACCAATTACATTAACACTGCGTGAAGATGCAAACAATAATGTACAGAAAATTGTTGGTCAACAGCTACAAAGACAATTTGACTTTTTTGAAATGTCTAGTGCTGTTGCAGGCGGTACATATAAATTCCAAACTAGAATTGAAATATTAGACGGTGGCAACGGCAATACAGGCGGTGCACAGGTAGTAGATAGATTCCATTTAGTAGGGTGTTATATTGAATCAGCTAACTATAACACACTTGCATATGCAACTAATGATCCAGTAACTGTTTCGTTAACTCTTCGTTACGATAATGCTATCCAGTATGGCTCAGACGAAAGTGAAGTAGGCATCGGCGAAGTTACAACAAGAACTACAGCAGCTGGCACTGGCGGCTCGCAAGTTACAGGCGGCACAAACGCTGGCTAATTAGAAAAGGCAGTTCTTCTATTTTAAAACAGAGGTCAATTAAATTGGCTTCTGTTTTTTATTATCTTAGTACATAATTAAATAGATAAATATTACTATGGCAATAGAAGATTTATATTTAGTTAACCGTGATAGTGAATTGCATTTAAGAGATGCAAGACACGCTCATCAGTTATACAACCAACACAATTTTGCATTAGCTCCTAAGCAAAAGTTTTTATATCATGTTGTATTTGACTTTAATGCAGCTACCGGATTTATTCCTAATAGTACACAGTTTCAAAAAGAACTAGGTGTGTTATGTAATAGTATAAATTTACCAGGTTTTAAGATTGATGTTGATACTAAAAGACAGTATAATAGAAAAAAGAATTTTCAAACAGGTATCGAGTACGACGAAGTTACAATGGATTTTGTTGATGATAATACTGGTATTACCCGGGCTTTATTAGAAGAGTATTATAGATTTTATTATAGAGACGGCAGCAAGCATTCAAATGGAGTTCCGTTTGATTTTAATCCAAGAGATAAATTAAGTAAAACCGTTCCTCGTTATGGTATGGATAATCTTGAAGGCAAGGGCGGAACTTTTTTTAAAAATATTAGAATATATCAACTAGCTAGGCAAAAATGGGTTTCGTATACGTTAGTTAACCCTTTAGTAACTTCTTTTCAGCACGATGATATGTCATATGCTAATAGCGGCGATGTTATGATGAATAAAATATCTGTTGCATACGAAGCAGTTATGTACGATTCAGGTGACATTGATCCTAATTCTGATCCTGCTGGATTTGCTAGCCAAGAAACTAGATACGATTTAGTTGATAGCCCACTAGGTAATAATCAAACATACGATGCTAATGCATTTCAAGCTGGCGCAGGCAGAGGTCTAGAACCTTCTATTATAAAACAAAACTCTAGAATTAATTCAGGGATTTACAATGTATTAGGAAATGTTTTAGGAATACCAGTAAATGGTGATAGCTCGTCGGCTGGTGATCCTGCTAGTTTATTAAATAAAATAAAAAATTCTAGTAGAATTAATAACATGGGAGGATTAAAGCAAATTGATCTTCCTAGAACAGACCCTCGTGCAACAATATCATTGTCAACAGTTTCTAGTAGAAACTTAGATAATTTAGATTCTGATACAGTTAGAAACACTTTATCTACAAATAAAGTTGCATTAAGGTCAACTGTAAAACGATCTTTAGCAACAGGTGCGTATAGTTCTAGTTGGAATAGTTCTAATTTTGGCAACTTTGATAGACTAGAACAAGCTGCCCAAGAAACTATTGAAAATGAAATTATTAATAGAGCAGCAGGAAACGATAGAAAATTAAATCAAATTGCAAGCCAAGTTATTAATACTATAAAAGGAAGAATTTAAAAATGTCAAATTCGTCATTACCGTCTATAGGTACTACTAATAAAGTGTTTAACAGATTTTATAATCAAGAGTTTTTTTATAATCCGAGTGATGTTGATGCTGCTGTCGGGTATTTTTTAAAACGTGGTTTTGATAAAATAGCTGCAATAAATACTGCTTCGATATTACTACAACAAGCATCAACGGATAAACTTCCTATATTTGAACTTTTAGATACATTAAAAGGTGTTACTGATGTACAGTTGAATAATATTATAGCACAAATACTCAATTTATCTAGGTCAAGCTGTAGTACTGTTGGATATCGTCTTTCTTCTAACTCTATATTATACGATCAAAGAAACGTCCTTATCTAATGTCCCGCTTTGCGCAAGGTAAATTTGTTTTAAAAAATCCTCAAAAATATATAGGAACTAAAACTCCTACATATCGCTCAGGGTGGGAATTTACTTTTATGAAATTCTGCGATGAACATCCTGCAATAGAACAATGGGCTAGTGAAGCTGTACGTATACCTTACCGTAATCCGTTAACTGGCAAACAAACTATATATGTTCCCGACTTCTTTATTTCCTATGCAGATAAAAATACTAAAAAACGTGTAGAACTAATTGAAGTTAAACCTGCCAATCAGGCAATGAGAGAACGATTAGGCAACTCAAAACATAACCAAGCACATTATGTTGTTAATCAAGCTAAATGGGAAGCTGCAAGAGCATGGTGCAAACAAAAAGGTATTACATTTCGTATTGTTACTGAAGATGATATTTTTCATACTGGAAATAAGAGATAAATAATAGTAGCATATAATGGATAGGTGCCATGACAAAAAAATTAGAAGATCTATTAAATTTACCAGATTCTAAAGAAATCATCGAAGAAGCAGAAGCGCAAGAAGTACAACAGCAAAAATACGAAATAGCCGAACAAGAAAAAACATTTCGAGATATACATGAGTTTGATAAAATAAGTTCAGCATTACCTGCTGTTAAAGGTCTTGGCGACATGGCTGATAAAGAACTTAATGAAGTTGCTGACAAAGCTATGCAAGCATATGAAGATTTAATGGATCTTGGTATGAATGTAGAAAGTCGTTATAGTGGCAGAGTATTTGAAACTGCCGGCGGCATGCTTAAAACTTCATTAGATGCAAAAGTTGCAAAATTAGATAAAAAACTAAAGATGATTGAATTGCAACTTAAAAAAGAAAAAATGGATAAAGATAGCACTGCTCCGGGCGATGGTGATATAGTTAACGGAGCAGGATATGTTGTTACTGATAGAAATAGTCTATTAGAGAAGCTTAAAGGGCTAGATAAAGATAAATAATATATATAGAACAGGATCATTGCGCAATGAGATCATTTACACAAGTATTAACAGAATCTAAAAAGACTTACGAATTTAAAATAGGTATTGCAGGACCTCTGCCAGAAGGGTTTGTTGACTCTATGGAAACGTCACTTCATAAATTTAAAGTCTCTAATATGTCATCTGGTAAAAAAACACCAATTCAAGAACGTCCACTAGACTTTCCACAATTACAAAATATGGAAGTTACATACTTTGAACTAGCAGTTGAATATCCAACTACAAGTCAAGTACTACAAGAATATGTAGGCAAATGCTGCGGGATTGACCAAGCATATATTATTGTACGTAATGCAAACGATCCAAGAGAAGAATACCAAGAAACCAAAGACGATGCGCCTTACGAAGCTATGTTGACCAAAGAAGACATGGGCGGAGAAACTGCACAAGAAGATGTAGCAGGCAATCGTGTAATGAGTTTATTAAAAGAATTAGAAACTGCTCGCAAGGAAAATGAACACAGTGGTGCAGAAGGTGCTCCGGTTGGAGAATCATCTGATATTGGTGATGCAGAAAATACTAAAGCAGTTGTAGGAGGCTGAAATTATGGATATGAAGAAATTAATTGAATCAATGGATCACATTGAAGAATGCGGAATGACAGAAATGCCAGCAGCAGCACTACCTGCACCAGAGCAGCACGAAGGCAATCCAGTAACAGTAAATGTTAGTATGAACGCAAGTGGTAAAGAACATGTTGCAGATCTATTAGACATGATGAAAAATGCAGGTATGAGTGCAGCAGAACCAGTAGGTGCTAAAATGCTATCGCCGCGCATGGATATGGAACGTTTGTCAGCAATGATGGATGAGCCAGGTGACGAAGATACAGACGAAGCATACTCTCCAGGTGATGAAAACGCAGAAGGTATGGTAAGCAACTGTTGCAGTGCTCCTGTTCAAGATGAGCGTAATGGAACTGGCAGATGTAGTGCTTGCGGCGAAGGCTGCGAAGCTGTTGCAGAAGAAGCAGTTGAAGAAGGCGACTATGCTAACGAGCCAGACCCACAATATGGCGATATGAGTGACGCTATTCCAGACGGCAACGACTTAAACCGCAAGAAGAAAGCATATGCTGCTACACAAGACGGCGACAATCCAATGGCTGTGGAAGCTATCAAAGCAGCATTGTATGCAGCATTAACTGAAAAGAAAAAGACTATGGTCAAAGGCCCAGATGGAAAAATGGTGCCAGACTATGCAGCAGACGGCAAAGGCAAAGGCGATCTTAGCAAAGGTAAAAAAGATACCAAAACCACCGAAGGTCGTGGCAAAGTAATGGCTGGACGCGGACGCGGCAAAGACAAGCTAATGGCTGGCAGAGGCCGCGGCAAGAAAAAGTAATTAGGAGTTTTAAAATGGATGTTATAAATTCAACTCAAGATTTTTGGAATTTAGTAAATTTATGTCGAGACGAAGGCATGGATGACATGAGTGACGAAATGGTAGAAAGAGTAGCACGAGCTATACTAGAATCTAACTTTCCTTTAAATACAATAGCTAACGAAATAGAAGATCAAACTAGAACACAGTTACTAAATGCTGCTAAGAAGGTAGGAGTTACTGGATTTACTAGATTTAATTAATATAAAAATTAAACTCAATAGGCTCTTCGGAGTCTATTTTTTTGAGTAAATATTTGTATGACAAAAGATGATATTGACTGGACAGCATACTTTGATAGCATAAAACCTGTGTGTCCTTGGAGTGCAGCAGCGTGGAAAAAGAGTGAAATTAAAATTACACAGTGGACAGGCGAATGGGAACACTTAGGTGATAACCAAGCTATTGTGTATATTGTTCCTAACTATAATCGCAGACGTCTAAAGAAACTATGCCGTAAATTAGACATTAGTTTAGAATATGAGTGGTTGTGGAGCGAACCAAGATACGGCAAGTATGCTGCACCTACGCATATTTTAATTCAACAAGACAGGCGTAAGCTCTTCGATTTAAGATTCGATACTGGCTATTATGACGATATAATAGGTTAAATACAATATGGCAGCATCATTAGATGGCGTTCTTATTAAGAAGGCCAATAAACAAGAAACATTTACAAACGAGCAAGTTGAGGACTTGATGAAGTGTATGGACCCTGACGAAGGGTACTTGTACTTTGCTCGTAAGTTTGCTTACATTCAACATCCTGTAAAAGGTAAATTGTTGTTTGATCCATTTGAGTATCAGTTGCGTCTAATGCACAGCTACCACAACTATCGCTTTAACATTAATATGATGCCTAGACAAACAGGCAAGACTACGTGTGCTAGTATCTATCTTGCTTGGTATGCAATGTTTAATCCAGATCAAACTATTCTTGTTGCTGCACACAAATACACAGGTGCGCAAGAGATTATGTCACGTATACGCTTTGTGTATGAAACATGTCCGGATCATATTAGAGCAGGTGTTACATCGTACAACAAACAATCAATTGAATTTGAAAACGGATCACGCATTGTAGCACAAACAACAACGGGCAACACAGGACGTGGTATGAGTATCTCGCTACTATACTGTGACGAGTTTGCATTTGTGCAACCTAACATTGCTGAAGAGTTTTGGACTTCAATATCACCTACACTAGCAACGGGTGGTAGAGCTATTATTACATCAACACCTAACAGTGACGAAGATACATTTGCTACTATCTGGAAACAAGCAGAAGAAAAATTTGATGCACACGGTAACGAACAAGAACTAGGTATAAATGGATTTCACAGTTTTGTTGCACAATGGGATGAACATCCTGACAGAGATGACAAATGGAAAGAAGAAGAAATCGGACGTATTGGCGAAGAAAAGTTCCGCCGTGAATATGGTTGTGAATTCCTTGTATTTGATGAAACACTTATCAACAGTATCAAACTTGCTGTTATGGAAGGTGCTTCGCCTGTGCTTAATATGGGGCAAACACGTTGGTATAAAAAGCCTAGTTCACAATACACATATGCTGTAGCACTTGATCCTAGTATGGGTACAGGAGGCGACAATGCTGCTATACAAGTTTTTGAATTGCCCAGTTATGAACAGGTAGCAGAATGGCAGCACAATCAAACTGCCATTCCAGGACAGATAAGAGTGCTTGCAGACATATGCAAATACTTACAACAAGAAACTAATAATACAAACGGTATATATTGGAGTGTCGAAAACAACGGTATAGGCGAAGCATGTTTGTTAGTTATTAATGATTTTGGCGAAGAAAATATTCCAGGTCTATTTGTAAGCGAACCTATGCGCAAAGGACATGTAAGAAAATTCCGCAAAGGGTTTAACACTACACACGGTACTAAAATTACGGCATGTAGTCGACTAAAGACTATGATTGAAAATGATAAAATGATTATACACAGCAAACCTCTTATATCAGAATTAAAAGGGTTTGTAGCAACAGGATCAAGTTATCAAGCAAAAAGCGGTATGGGAGATGATTTAGTTAGTGCTACACTATTAGCATTAAGAATGATGGCAGTTTTAAAAGATTGGGATCCTAGGATATATAATACATTTACACAAGCAGAAGACATGGAAGATTATGAGGCACCTATGCCTATCTTTATAAGTACAAACTTTTAACTAGGCGGATAAATACAATATGAGAGATTTTAATAAAATAGGTAGCGACCTTTTTAACAAAATACGAGGACGTTTTCCAGAAGTTACTATAGGTGACGAAACAGGAACAGTTACTAACGAGCCAACTATGGCACGTTTCTTTGACTTTGACTACAACGGACTTGGAAAAGTGAGTGTTGCAATTGATGAAGATCAAGGATTAACTGTTATCTATTCTAAAGACTTTATTAGTAACGAAAACGAAATAACACAAAATGCATGGTATGATTTTCTAAAAGAATTGCGTGTGTTTAGTAAAAAACGTATGTTAGATTTTGATGTTAGGGATATTACTAAATCAAATTTAGATAAACGTGATTATAAATTCTTAGCAAAAAATCGTACTGAGGACAAACAAATGACAGAATCAAAACTTTACGGCACAAGTCGTATTAGCTATCAAAAAGTAGGCGAAGCACGTATTGTAGTTAAGCATACAGAAAGTATCAACCAAGAAAGTGCAACAGGACGCACACAAAAAATTGGTAAAATTTATATTGAAAGTGCAGATGGTGAAAGATTCCGTTACCCATTCAAACATCTAAGCGGTGCAAGAGCAATGGCACGTCACGTAGCAGAAGGCGGCAATGCTTATGATGATTTTGGTAAGCACATTGTAGGTCTATCAGAAGAAATGGGCAAACTACGCAAATTCAAAAACTACATGGGACGTAGTGCTGTAATGGCAGAAAGTCTTGCAGGGTATGTAGATGTTGTTAAAGAGCGTATTAGTACAGTTAAGAAAACAATTGAAAATCTTCAAAAGCCAGCATACTATGCAGAAACATTTGCAGCATTTGAAACACCAATGATGGAAGATGTACCAGCAGATGTAAAAGAAAACTGGATTGATCAATTAACTATCAAACAGTTTAATGAAGAATTAGCAGATGTATTTCCATACATTTATAAGTTAGTAGGCGAAGCAACAAAGGCCAAATCATTAGGTCCAGATGAATTAGACGAAGTAGCAGGCCCAGACAAGTGTTGGGACGGTTACAAAAAAGATGGCACACAACCAGGCACTGGTAAAAACAAAGGCAAGCGTGTAAACAAATGTGTACCAGAAGAAATTGAACTAGAACAAGGCTTTGAAGAAATGATGGGTCAGTTTGCAGAAGCAGATAGCCCAGGTGTTGCAGCAATGAAAAAAGCAGGAAATGCTAAAGCAGATGCAGAAGAAAAAGAAGGCCACGACGATATGTCTACTGCTATTAAGAAAAAAGCAAAGTCGGTAGACGAAGGCGACGATACTATGGATGTTAAAATTAACAGCAAAGGCCAACTAAGCAAAGATGACGGAGTCGAAGAGCCAGAAGAGCAAAAGACACCATTAGGCGAGTTTATTCTTAGCTACTTTGATAGAGAAAACGGACAGTTCCCCAAAGGCGAAACAGCAGTATTAACAATGGTAGAAAAAGACTACGGAGAGCAGTTCATAGAACCTGCTAAGGCGTTTATTGAACAAATACAAGCAAAATTTGACGAGTGGCAAATGCGCTCACAGCCGCAGCAAATGGAAGACGAAGTAGAAGAAAACTTTGCACAAGCAGCAGCGGCAGCAGCAAGAGCACATCAGTCAGAGTTTGAATATCCCAAAGGATCAGGCAAAATGCACCCTGTAAAAATGGATAAAGGCACAGCACACGAAATAAATGACGATTACGACAGAATGAGAGAGTTAGCAGGTTTAAGATAATCTGCTAACCCACTTATAAGTTTTTATGTTTTTTCTTTAAAAAAAGACTTGACGAAAGTTATAGACGGTGTTATTATTAATACTGTGCTATAACACTTAAAGGCACTTGTAGCAATAACGCTACAGCACATAGGCATAACATTGGAGGCATTAACTATGGCATCATTAGCAGAAATCAGAGCTAAACTTAAAGAACAAGAAGCCCGCGCAGGCGGCAACCAAGGACCAACTGGTCCAAACCCAATTTACCCATTTTGGAATATTAAAGAAGGCGAAAGCGCAACTTTCCGTTTCCTTCCTGACGGTAATGCAGACAACACTTTTTTCTGGGCAGAACGTTTGATGATCAAACTTCCGTTCGCTGGTATCAAAGGTGAAACTGATTCACGTCCAGTACAAGTACAAGTTCCATGTATGGAAATGTATGGCGAAAGCTGTTCGATCCTACAAGAAGTACGTGGTTGGTTTAAAGATCCTTCACTAGAAGACATGGGTCGTAAGTATTGGAAAAAGCGTTCATACGTATTCCAAGGCTTTGTAACTGACAATCCATTGACTACAGATGAAGCACCAGAGAATCCAATTCGACGCTTTATTATTGGTCCACAAATCTTCCAGATCATTAAGGCAGCACTTATGGATCCAGACATGGAAGAATTGCCAACAGATTATACTGCTGGCGTAGACTTCCGTCTTAACAAAACATCAAAAGGTGGCTATGCAGACTACGGCACAAGTAATTGGGCACGTCGTGAGCGTCCACTAGGCGATGCAGAGATGGCTGCGGTCAATACACACGGATTGTTTGATCTAAGTGAATTCCTTCCTAAGAAGCCAGACGCAACTGCTATTAAAGTGATGCAAGAAATGTTTGAAGCGTCAGTTGACGGTGAAGCATACGATGCAGAACGTTGGAGCAACTATTTCCGTCCAGCAGGCATGCAAGCACGTACAGGTGATCCGCAGAAAGCCGCAAGTCCACAAGCAACTGCTGTAAGTCAAAGTGCTCCAGCACCTCAAGCAGCACCAGAGGCAGCACCTGCTCCAGTAGCAGAGGCAGCACCTGTAGCAGCTGAAGAAGCACCAGCAACAGGCGGCGGCGCACAAGACATTCTTGCAATGATCCGCTCACGTCAAGGTTAAGAGCAACTGAAAAGGGTTGTTTTTTAGTATAACAACCCTTTTTACTTTACAGCTTTATAGGAGAATTTAATGGCTAAATCGTTTGATGTTAGCAAGTTCCGCAAGGACTTGACTAAAAGTATCTCAGGCATGAGTGCTGGATTTAACGATCCTACTGATTGGATTTCAACAGGATCATATGCA